AGGATTTATATGGGAGACTGCAAATCAAGGATCCAACATAAAACCTATGGATTTTTTAGGCAGTTTTAAAAGATTAACAGAAGCTGCTACTAAAAAACAAAAGCTAAAAGGAGGAAAAGGCGATAAACTTACTCCCGATCAAGTAAATTATTTTGAGTTTACTAAAGGTTGGAAGCATGAGTTGGAACATACTGACGATATAGATAAAGCTAAAGAAATCGCTTTAGACCATCTTTCTGAAGATCCTATGTATTATACTAGGCTTCAAATGGTTGAATTTGAAAAAAAGAAAAAAGAAAGATCTGATTTGCCTATTGACATAAGCAATAAAAAAGCTTCTGTAAAGGATGAAAAGAATCAGATGACTCCTGTAAAGAAGCAAAAAAAAGAAAAATCTAATGTTTCTGACTCCGGAAAGCAAGAAAAAGCCCGCAGTAAAAACGCAGGGGTTAAAAAAATGAAAGGCGGTTCCGGAGAGATGAAGTCTTTAAAAGAAGCGGTAGAGGTGGACCCAGAGCAGAAAGCTGTTTTGGCTAAAGCAGCTGCGGATGAACGCAGGGCTGAGCAGATAAAAAAATCCCAAATGGGAGAGTTAGAGTATGAAATGCAAAAAAGTAAACAAGGCTCAGATAAAAACTCTGCTCAAAAAGACGATGAAAAAGGAGAGTTTAAATTAAGTAAGGAAGGGGAAAAAGAAAGAGTAATAAATATAACTTATAAGCAATACTCTACTTTAATAGATAGAAATAAATCGGAAAAAGAAGGAAATAAATTGTTTACTAGTATATCTCCTATAGATGGTATTGCAAAAAAAATTGTAGATAAATACGAACAATTAAAAAAAGAAACAGAAAAATCTGAAAAAGAACCTAAAGAAGAAAAAGATGCTTACGAAATTAATTTTAAAGATGGCGGTAAATCTGCTATAGCATATCTTACAGATAAAGAGGCTCGTTCAAGAAGCGAAAACCCTAGTAAGTACGAAATTTCTTCTATAAAAAAAGTAAGAGGCGCAGGCTCTGAGACCAAAAAAGAAAAAAGCGAAGATCCTGATACTCAAAATATTAATCTTAAGACTTATCCTTATTATGTATTCGATAAAGATAAACAAATTTTGATAGGTATAGCAGATAAAAGGGCAGGACTAAAATACGAATTACAAAACACAAGATTTAATAACAGATACTCTACCTTAAGCAAAGAACAGGCAGAAAGAAAAGCTGCTAAAGGAGATGCCGTATTTATATATAAGTACAAAAGTGTAGTAGATCCTACCCCGGAAGATAAGAATAATAATTACGATCCTAAAAAATCATATCACGTTGTAAATACAAAGACAAAAGACGTAGTAGGTTCTTTTGATGATGGAGAGAAAGCTAAATCTCGGAGTAAAGAACTAAATTCTAAAGATAAAACTTCAGACTACGAAGCTATATCTTCTAGAGCATTAGATGCTAGGGGATTTTTAAATAAAACAGCATCTGAGCCGGACGTTATTTCTTCAAAAAAAGAGATTGTTTTTAGTGTAGAAGACCCTAAGAATAAAAGTGGCGCAAATCAACAAGTTAGAGATACTATTGCTAGAGCTACTTTTAATAGTAAAAATAAAGAGCTCACTTTAGTAATGTCCGGAGGGTCTAATTTAGTATTTACTCCAGATGCTTCTGGGAATCCTGTAGGAGTGTACTTTCCAAAAGAAGGGGGAAAAAGAGATATAGCAAAAGATGATATAAAAGATCCGCTAAAAAGTATTTTAAAAAAATCATACCCTAAGCAAACTATGCTAGAAAAAGGGGCAGACGTTGATTCTATGCTTGAAGATTATATCCGTCAAAGGATTAGAAAAGCTTTAAAAGAAGGAGACGAAGGACCTTTTATAGGTTCTAGCGGTCCTGAAGTTGTAAAAAAAAAGTTAACTGATTACCTGCAAAGGTATAGTCCTGATTGGAATACGGATCCTAGCCCTAAACAAAGAGCTATAGGAGCCGAATATCAAGGGATTATTGCAAAGTTAGTAGCTGAATTAAATGATCAAGAGCCTGGGCTAGGCACTAATATCTACAAACAATACACCGGCAAAGTTCTTAGGAGTGATCAAGCAGATCAAGCTACCCCTCCTCCTCAAACTTTAGCATATGATCCTGCTAAGTTGGTAAGCAGAGGCGGAAGAATAGCTGAGAATGATGCTATGCCTTCTGAGGATGAAATCGTTAGAGATGCTAAAAGGTATAATGATCCTAAGTCTCAAGAATTTAAAGACGCGCTTAAAAATCTTCAGACGTTAATACAAGATTATGGAGATAAAGGGAAGGATTTGCCTAAAAAAGTTTTAGATGCGTTAAGACAAATGAGCGATATAAATAAATAAAAAATGAAATTATTAGAATACTATCCTTTAACTCTAAGACAGTCTCTGCTAGAATCTATGCAGCCGGGAAGGCCTATGATCATTCCTCAAGTAGTTCTTCAAAGGGCTAACTCTAAAAATAGGAACGGAAGGATATATCCTATGGAAGTTTTAAGAAGAGAAATAGATAAATACATAGAAACTTTCGTAGATCAGAATAGAGCATTAGGAGAATTAGACCATTCTCAAGAGAACGTAGTAAATCTAAAAAATGTATCTCATAAAGTCAATAAGATTTATTGGGATGGTAACGATGTATGCGGAGATGTTGAAATACTTGATGATCCTGAATTTCCTGCTGGCAGAATAGCTGCCGGATTACTTCGTAGAAAGATACCCGTAGGTATCAGCTCCAGAGGTATGGGCAGCGTATCAGAAGGTAAAGACGGTACATCCATGGTTAATGATGATTTTAATTTATTGACTTTTGATCTTGTATCTTTTGAGAGTACTCAAGGATCAAATATGATGATAAAAGAAGGAACAGAGATGTTAATCGCTAATCCTTACAAAAGAGTTGATGATATTATAAGGGAGCTTATATGCAATAATGCAGGCTATTGCCCTTGTGATATATAAATAACTACAAAAATAGTTGTGTATATTAATTTTTTTTATTATCAGTTGCATATTTATTATAGAATTACGCAACAAAATACTCTTTTTCTTATAAAGAGTTGTTCAATATAATCAGTATTACTCCTCTCTAATAGGCGTAAATCCAAAAAAAAATTTAAGGAGACTAAAAAAATGAAAACAGATTTGCTCAAAGAAGCAATCGCTGATGCGGATGCTATTAAACAATTGGCTATTGAGAACGCCAAGGCTTCGTTAAATGAATCTTTCGATTCTAAAATCAAATCCATGCTTGCTGCAAAACTTCAAGAAGAAGCAGACATGAAGGATGACGAGCTGGAAGAGACTTATGACGAAGCTTATGATGAAAAGGAAGAAAAAGACCCCATAGACGAAATGAAGCACAAAAAAGGTGAAGAAGAAGGCGAAGAAGAAGACACTGATGAGTCTTTTGACATTGAGGCTATTCTCGCTGAAATGGAAGATGGCGAAGGAGATGAAGATATGAAGGAAGCTCGTAAAAAAGCCTCTGCTGAAGACGACATGGATGACGAAGAAATGAAAGAGCCGGAAGCTCCTAAAGGCAAAAAAGCTCCTGCTGATGACGATGATGCCGCTCCTGCTGATGACGAAGAAGAAAGCGGAGAAGATCAAATGGAAGAAACCATCGATCTTGACGCTCTAATCGCTGAAATGATGGGAGAAGCCGAAGAAGATGTGGACAACAAAGACGAGGCTTACAATGATGACGATACTATGGATGAAGGAGATTACATGGATGACAAAGATGATAAAGTAAAGGAAATGAAAGAAGAACTTTACGAAATCAAGCGTCAAGCCAAGCAATTAGCTGCTAAAGTTAATGAAACCAACCTTATCAACGCTAAGCTTCTTTATCTGAACAAAGTTCTTCGTAATCACACTCTTTCTGAGCAACAGAAGATTAAAGTTGTAGCTGCTTTTGACAAAGCTAACTCTGTTAAAGAAGCTAAAATTGTATACGAATCGTTAAATGAAGCTTTGAATATTAGAATTCAGAATAACAAGACCAGTCTGAAGGAATCTTTAGGCTTTGCATCTAAGGCTAGCGGTAATTCCACTAAGCGTGAAATTATCTCCGAGTCTTTTGCAGACAGAGAAAGGTGGCAAAAACTGGCAAACATTAGAAAATAACAACAAAAAACAAAAACAAGAATTAAAATGAACGTACAATCTCTATTAGAATCCTCTAATCCGTACGCTTCTATGATGACCGAGGCTCAACGCCTGGTTAAGAAGTGGGGAGCAACGGGACTTCTCGAAGGTAAAGACCTCGAAAAGACCACATACGGTAAAGAAAGGATGGCAATCATCCTTGAAAACCAAGCTAAGCAGCTTTTAGTTGAACAATCCCAAACCGGTACTGGCGGTACTTTTACTGCTGGTCAAGGTGAGCAGTGGGCTGGTGTAGCTCTTCCGCTCGTTCGTAAGATCTTTGCTGAGATCTCTTCGAAAGAGTTCGTTAGCGTACAGCCTATGACCCTCCCTGCTGGTCTGGTGTTCTTCCTTGAGTTCAAGTATGGTAACAACCAACCCGAAGGTATGGCCGCTGGTGCTCGTTTCGCAGCTGGAGACAGCATGTACGGTACCACTAACGTTAAAAACGTAGATCCGACCGGTGGTCTTTATGGTGCTGGCCGCTTTGGCTACTCCATCAACGAAGCTTCTGCTACGACCATTTTCCAAATCACGACTGCATCTTATGCTGACGTTAACTTCAACAGCCTGTATAGCGCTTCTGTAGCTGCTGACAAGATGCGTAAGTTTAGCGTAACTGCTTCTACGACTGCTCTGTCCGGTATGGATACGAATGGTGTTCGTGCTTTCGCTATCACTGGTAGTGGTTTCAACGAATCCAATACTTTTGCTGAGTTTGCTTCTTATAACAGTGCTACCAACGTACTTTCTTTCGTAGTAAGTGCTTCTGGTGGTGTAGCTACTAGCTCTAGCATCTCTGGTACGACTTATTTCCAAAAGCAACCTACCGATAACAATCGTGGTGACTTCGAAGATACTTCTACCCGTCCTCTGACTGGCTCTGCTGCTATCCCTGAAGTTAACGTAGAAATGCGTTCTGAGCCCGTAGTTGCTAAAACCAGGAGACTGAAAGCTAAGTGGACTCCTGAATTCAGCCAAGATCTGAATGCATACCAGTCTCTGGATGCTGAGGCTGAACTGACCTCTACGCTTTCTGAGTATATCTCTCTGGAAATCGACCTGGAAATTATCGATATGCTTATCGAGAACTCCAACAGTACGGAATTCTGGTCTGCTCAGTCCAATGTGTTCTACAACAAAGGCCTCGGCACTTGGAGCACTCTTGCTGCTGGTTCCGGTGGTTACTACAACACACAAGGACAGTGGTTCGCAACCCTGGGTACTAAGATCCAAAGCGTTGCTCGTACCATTCACAAGAAGACTCTCCGTGGTCAAGCTAACGTACTCATGTGCGGACCTTCCGTAGCAACGATCATCGAATCTATCCCCGGCTATGCCGCTGATACCGATGGTAGCAAAGAAGAGTTTGCAATGGGCTCTCATAAGGCTGGTCAACTGAATAGCCGTTACAAAGTGTATGTTAACCCATACATGAATGAGAACATCATTCTGATGGCTTACAAAGGTAGCCAATTCCTTGAGACTGGCGCTGCCTTCTGCCCTTATATTCCTCTGATCATGACTCCTTTGTTGTATGATCCCGAGACATTCACTCCCCGTAAGGGCCTGATGACTCGTTACGCCAAGAAGATTCTACGTCCTGAATTCTTCGGTACTGTAGAAGTAGCGGATCTCGATAAAGTATAAGTTAGGTGTAGGTCAAATATAAATTAGCCGGGACTTGTTCCCGGCTTTTTTATTTAATAACACAGTCAGTTAAATCTGTAAGATATTTATATCAAACTCTTATGTATGATTGATGGATCTGATGGTAAAAGAAAACCGAAAAACCCGATTAAGTTTTTAGTACAGTTAAACGAAGAACAGAAACAAGCAAAACAAACAATTTTAGACAATAAAGTAACGGTAATAAAAGGACAAGCCGGATCAGGAAAATCATTAGTTGCAGCACAAGTAGCCTTAGATTTATTATTTAAAAAAGAAGTAGAAAAGATTATACTTTCTAGGCCAGCTGTAAATGCCGGAGAAGAGATAGGGTTTATGCCAGGGGATAAAGATGCTAAATTAGCGCCTTACACTGCGGCCATATACGATAACATGTACCGGCTCTATAACAAAGAAAAGATAGATAAAGAGATTATAGAAGGGAATATAGAAGTCATTCCTGTTGGATTTGCTAGGGGCCGAAACTTTAGTAATGCTTGCGTAGTAATAGATGAGGGACAGAACGTAACTTCTAAGCAAATGGAGCTACTTCTAGGTAGAATTTGCGTAGGTACTAAGATGATCATTTGCGGAGATACTTCTCAAATAGATTTAAAAAATCCTAAAGATTCCGGATTTAATTTTTTATGCGTGAACTTTAATAATGTTCCAGGATTCAAAGTTGTTACTCTCAAAACTAACCATAGAGATCCTATAGTAGAGGAGATTCTCAAAATATATCATGACTTTATGTAAGTTAGATATTTATATTTAGTAAAATACTATAATGGCAGGCCAAGTAGAAGTACCTTATTATGACGCTAGTGTCGCTTTATTGCCAGTATCCGGTAATACTCCCTTCGGATATTATGATACTGATCCTATTTTTGTTAGCGATGCTCAAAAATTCGTGCGATTTGCAGCAAGAAGATTAGGATATCCCATAATGGAGATAGAGTTGCAGGACATTAACTTCTATGCTGCCTTAGAGGATGCTGTAACTGTGTATGGTAAAGAGCTATACGAATACAAAATAAGAGAAAATTACTTAAGTATTGAAGGAAATACGACCGGAAGTACTTTAAATAATACTCTTATACAGCCTAGCTTCGGCAATATTATTCGAATAGCAAAAGATTATGGATCTGAGGTAGGTAGTGGAGGGAACGTTCCTTATTATACCGGATCTATAAACATGCTTGCCAATCAACAAAATTATGACTTAGATGCTTGGGCCAGTCAATCTCTTAATTTAGCAGCAGGAGACCGAATAGAGGTTAAAAGGATCTTTTATGAGGCTCCTCCTGCTATTATTAGATATTTTGATCCATATGCTGGTACGGGTACAGGCCTACAATCCTTAATGGAAACTTTTGGATTTGGTCAATTTTCTCCCGGTATCAACTTTATGTTGATGCCTGTGTACTTTGATGTATTAAAAATACAGGCTATAGAATTTAATGATCAAATTAGAAAGTCCGCTTATAGTTTTGAGCTAGTAAATAACAAGTTAAGGATATTACCTATCCCTACTTTTGATAGGCCTTTGTTTTTTACTTATATAAAAATATCAGAAAGAGACTCTGTTAGTAAAAATAGTAGTCAAAATTTAGTTACTAATATAAGTAATGTTCCCTTCCTTAATCCGGTATATTCTCAAATTAATGCTGTATTTAGAAAGTGGATTTTTGATTATGCTATGTCTATAGTAAAAGAGACTTTAGGAAATATCAGGGCTACCTATCAAAGCATCCCTATCCCAGGCTCAGAAACTACTCTTAATGGCCAGACTTTAATAGACCAAGCTAATAACGAAAAGCAGACTTTAATAGAACAACTTAGAGGTACTTTGGACGATACCTCTCGTCAAAAACAAATGGAGAAAAGAGCCATGGAAGCTGAGCAGCTGAAGCTTACGTTAAATAATTTCCCAATGCCTATATACATACTGTAATGACAAAGCTTTTAGACATACTATTAGAGGATAGATATAAAAAATATAAAAAAAAGGAAACTATAAAAAAGACCTATCACACCTATGCGTGTGATTTTGTAATAAAATTCCTAAAAAGAGTTAATAGAACTCAGGCTACTGAAAGGATAAGAGGTATAAAAACGGTAACAATCGTCCAAACTTTGACGGATCTTAATCTAGAAAAGTTCAATACGACCTCTGTTGAGTATGATTTTGAATTAGTTAGGGTCAAATTTGTGACGAATAGAGACCCTAATACTCACATGAAATTCATTCAAAAAGCATTAATAAAGTCAGATCCTGAGAATGGTATTGATAATATTATTGGTATAGTAGGCGCTAGTCCTAGAATAGATACGCTAAAAAAAGTAGATTAAAAGAAATGTGTGCACTTTTTGGAGGCCCTAGAGCAAGAAGTTTTTTTAGACATCACAATAGGCAGTTATTAAATAGAATAATCGCACAGGAAGTGCTGTATTATAAGTTCTCCCTTAAAGAAACTGAAATAAACTTATACGGAGAATCCAAAAACAAAATGTATTATCAGCCGGTACTGCTTACTTGTTTAATAGAAGCCCAAGAACAAGTGTCTGAAGACGCAGAATATGGCAAAGGAAGGAATCAGCAAACCAATTTTAGGTTCTTAAGAGACGATTTAATAGACTTAAACTTGTATCCGGAGGCCGGAGATATCATAGTATGGCAGGAGTCTTACTATGAAGTAGATTTAGTAACCGAAAATCAAAGAGTAATGGGTAAAAATCCAGAATACTCTCTTCAATCAGACTTAGAAAAGTATGGAGAGTCTTGGTCTATGATATGTAGAGCTCATTTGACCGGAGTTAATAAACTTAATATAATAAAAAGTACTTAAAAGTGGCTATTAGGAAATCTGTCATCAGAAATAGGCCTAGAACAGAGGCCGAGAATTTAGATGAGGCAGTCCCTGTCTTTACAGAAGGGGCCTCTAAAGGGCCTCTTAATGACTATAAGAGGGGTAATGACACTAGTGTTAGGGGAGAAGAGATAAAATCTATATCAGTAGGCATAGAAGATATAGATCAAGCTGTCATGTACTACTTTCAAGAGGTTATTAAGCCATATGTTATCAACGAAGGTACCACTTACAGCGTACCGGTAGTGTATGCAGACCCGGAAAGGTGGAAATCTGCTCAAAGGGATGGGGGAGTTCGAGATAAAGAAGGTAAGATATTGTTTCCTGTTATTACCATAAAGAAAGAAAATATGGAAAAGAACAGGAATATTACAAATAAATTAGATGGTAATCGATCTAACGTGTACCAAGTATTTGAGAAAAGGTATTCTAGAAAAAATCAATATGATAATTTTTCTGTATTAACAAATAGAGCTCCGATTAAAGAGTTTTATAATGTTGTTGTTCCTGATTATTACACTATAACATACAGTTGTGCTATATATGTGTCATTTATGTCTGACTTAAATAAACTAATTGAGTCTATAGGATATAGATCAGACGCTTATTGGGGGTTACCTAATAAATTTTTGTTTAAAGCCGAAATAAACAATTTTCCAATAACTAGTCAAATAACAGATGGAGAAGATAGGAAGATTATATCCACGTTTACTTTATCTCTTAGAGGATACTTAACCCCGGATAACATAGATAAGTTTTTGTCTTCGGAAGCTTTAAAATCTATAAATAAAACTCATTTGATTTTTACCATGGAAGCTGTTAGTGGAGACTTGGAAACTTTCCAAGTTAGTACTAAAAAGCAAGCTTCGGTTGCTGCTACTTCTTTTGTACCAGAAGGAGTGAATGTAGTTAATAATAACTATACTATTACAACTGTAGGAGATGCCATAGTAACTTATCTAAATACAAATAAGTCCTTGAAGGCAGATTACTCTACAGAAAACACTGCTTACTTTATTAGCGCCTCGTTTTTACCAGCCCCAGTATCTTCTAGTTTGCCTGAAACCTCTGTTGTAGACTTTAGATTCTTTGTAAACGGAGTATACGTTCCTCAAGAACACCTAATATCGTTTAGCACTTCAGGTAGCGGCCTTCTTTTGACTGTAAATACTGGCTCTCTAGGATATGGTTTTGATAATCAGGACGAAGTAATAGGAGTAGGAAAATTTGCTTAATATGGCTCTAATAAGATTTAAACAAATAGAAAAACTAATCCCCGGGGACATCACTATATCTGGGTCTTTGTCCGTATATGGTAATGCTACTTTCGTCCAAACATCTTCTATTCCGGCTTTAATTGTTTCAGGAAGCCAGCAAATAGTTAAATCTAATATTACTGCTACTACATACAGTGCTTCTCTTGGAATACAAAATCTTGGTACTTGGGCAGATACAGGAAGTAATCAAACTATTGATTTGGGGAATGAATCTTATTGATATTTATAAATAGCTAGATAGCTAAATTAAGGGTTGTTAGTACATACTAAATAAATCTAGACATATGTCTAATAATCAAATATTAAAACTGCGTAGAAGCGCAGTTCCCGGAAAAGTACCATCTACTTCTTCTTTAGATTTTGGAGAGCTTGCTTTAAATACCCATGATGGGTATGTTTTCATAAAGAAATCTGGTTCAAATGGAGAAGAAATCGTAGTTGTTGGTGCTGGATCTTCTGGTAGTTTTTCCGGTTCTTTATTTGGCACGTCTAGCTGGGCAGTAAATTCACTTAGTGCTAGCTATCTTTCCGGATCTATAGGCATAGTAAATACTTTCACTAGTAGCGGCAATATTAATGTTAACAGTCTGCAATTAGGCAGATCTTCCGTATATCCTCCTCATTTTAAAAATACTAACATTGTAATAGGGTCCGGCTCTATGACTAATGTAGTGTCTGCCAGTTTAGGTAGTAGTGGCAGTGAAAATATAGCTATAGGAGATGATATACTTACAGGACCTACTGTAGCCCACAACAACGTAGCAATAGGCTACAAAGCTTTACATAGATTTACCGGAAGTAATGGCACTGCTGTAGGCTCCTATGCCCTTTCTTCTTCTTATGGAGGAAGAAATAGTGCTTTTGGTCAATCTGCGGGTATATATTTAACTCATGGAGCCTTTAATACTATTATTGGAGATGCCTCTATGTTTAATACAATAGACGGCAATTCCAACACAACTACAGGATATGGGAGCTTATCTAATTTAGGAATCGGAAGCCATAATACTGCTATAGGAACTATAGCATTAAGAGAGTTACAGACAGGTAGTTTTAATACTGTAATAGGCTCTAATTCAGGAAGAGGGTTAATTAGCGGAAGTTATAATACTGTAGTAGGTATATTAGCTACTTTGGAGCCATATGTATCACACAATATTATATTATCTGATGGATTAGGAAATATTAGAGCCAGGTATAGTTCTTCTATATGGACTCTTGCCGACAGTACTGTAGGTAGTTTTACTGGGTCTTTGCAAGGTACTGCTAGTTGGGCTCAAAATAGCATAACTGCCTCTTCTGCTGATAATTTTACTGTTAGAGGTACACTCACCGCTCAAACTATAGTAGTACAGGTTATTACTTCATCACAAGAATTAATAACGGGCTCTCTTACTGTTAATGGACCTTTAATAGCTACCGGAGGAATAACTGGTTCTTTATCAGGGACCTCTAGTTTTGCTATTAGTTCATCTTATTCTCTCGATTCAGATTTATTAGATGGTAAGGATAGCTCTACCTTTGCTACTACGGGTTCAAATCAATTTAATGGTAATCAAACTATAACAGGCTCTCTTATTCAAGGATTAGCGGGGAATATAGCAACAGGAGAAGACTCACATGCTGAAGGAAGTATTACTAAAGCAATAGGAAATTACTCACATGCTGAAGGAGATAATACCCAAGCAAAAGGAGATTATTCACACGCTGAAGGCCAAGAAACAATAGCATCAGGTTCATACTCACACGCAGAGGGTTATCAAACAATAGCATTAGCCAATCATCAACACGTACAGGGCCAATATAACGCCGTATCATCCGTACCTTCCGCTTTTATTGTAGGTAATGGTACTGATGATACTAATAGAAGTAATCTTATACATGCCGCAGGAAATGAAGTGCAGATATCAGGAAATCAAAGAATATCTGGTAGTATATATTTTGCAAATAGTAGTTCTCTTTATACTGTTAATAACTACGATTTATTTCTTAAGCCAAATGTTAGTGGAGCTGTTATATTACTTAGCCAAGATGAAAGTCACTACGTATTAGTAAACTATGCTGGTACGACTATTAATGATTTAACAGTAAATGGATTTTTAAAAACTACTGATTTTAGAGGTACAGGTTCGTTACATGGTACAGCTAGCTGGGCCAATAATGCTATAACCTCATCATATGCATTATCCTCTTCAAATGCAATAAATGCTGCTACTGCCTCTAATATATTAGGGGGAGCGGCTACGTATATTCCGTTTTTTAGGACCGATACTACTTTAGGGCCTAGTACTATGTTTCAAGTTAGCAATAGCTTTAGTACTACTAGCATTGCTATAAATGAAGTAAATATAACCTCTGATAATCCGGAGGCTTTGTATGTATTCCAGACCCATCCAACTTCTATAAATGTATTAACTGGTAAAGGTAATTTAAATCACTATTTACAAAATAATATACAAAATACTAATCAAGGGGTTAGTGCTTCTTCTGATGTAGTTGCTACCGCTAATAACGGTAACGAAGACAGTAACTACATCGACATGGGTATTAATAGTCAAAACTATAATGCTGGTTTTGTCGGAGGAGCTAACGATGCCTACCTATATTCTATAGCAAACAATTTACATATCGGTAATGCTAACGATAATGGAACTCATGTTGGTTTTTTTGTTGGCGGTTCTGATGTAGAAGCTAATAATAAACTACAACTGAACCCTGATAACCAGCATATTATGTCTGGTTCATTAGATGTAAGCGGTAGTTTAATAGTCAATAATGGAATTACAGGATCGTTACTTGGTACTGCAAGTTGGGCTATGAATGCTATTACTGCTTCATACGCAGCTAATGTACCTGAAACGGCATCATATGCATTGCAAGCGTTAAGTTCGTCTTATGCTGTGAGCGCATCAAATGCTTTAACAGCATCCTACGCTTTAAATGCTCAAGGATCTGGATTTCCATATACTGGCTCTGCGGTTATAACTGGTAGTTTAATAGTAACTGGTTCTGTAAACGCAAGTTTAGGATTTACAGGATCACTGTTGGGTACTGCTAGTTGGGCTAATAATACTATTAGTTCATCATATGCTGTATCTGCGTCTCAAGCACAAAATGCTGTTAGTTCTTCTTATCCATTTAGAGTAACAGGTAGCAGTATACACTCGCATGATACTGATCAAATAGCTAATGTTTGGACCGTAGCTATAGGCCGTCTTACTGGATTTCAAACAACCGCAGCTCCTTTCTCTACTTTTTTAGGAGTTCAAGCAGGATTTCAAGCTGTTAGCGCTTCTAGATCTGTTTTTATCGGCGACTCTTCTGGATTCCAGTCCACTAACGCTAATACATCTTTTTTTGCAGGATCGGCAGCAGGAGCCGAATCCCCAAATGCAAATAATTCTGTTTTTATTGGAACAACTACAGGATATAGGGCTCTTAATGCTTCTGGATCTGTTTTTTTAGGCTGCAATGCTGGAGAACAAGCTGCAAATTCTGCTTTTTCTACTATAATAGGATATAGTGCTGGAGAGTTTTCTCATAGCTCTTCTTTTAGTACTTTAATAGGATATAATGTTGGATCAAGAACAGGAGCAAATAGTGGTATTTCTTCTAATAATATTATTATTGGTACTAATATAACTTTAGAGAATGGAAGAAAAGACAGCATAAATTTAGGGGGTCTTATATTTGGAACAGGTTCTTATTTTAGTACCAATCTAATTAATCCTCCATTTTCAGGATCTGCTAATGGACGAATAGGTATTAATCAGCCACTTCCACTATTTAGCCTTGACGTATCAGGTTCAGGTAGATATACTAATGGGCTAGAAGTAACGGGTTCCTTAATTGCTCCCAACATTACCGGTTCTTTACTAGGAACTGCTAGTTGGGCTAGCAATGCGTTAAATTCTATAACTTCTAGTTATATTCTTAATGCAGTAAGTGCTTCTTATGCTGCAACTGCCTCACAAGCAGTAACCGCATCTTATGTATTGAATGCAATATCGGCTTCATTCGCTACATCCGCCTCTCAAGCTCAAAACGCAGTAACAGCATCGTATGTGTTAAATGCTATTAGTGCATCATTTTCAACAACAGCATCATATGCGTTAAGTGCATCTCAAGCACAAAATGCAATTAGCGCTTCATATGTGTTAAATGCAGTAAGTGCTTCTTATGCTGCAACTGCCTCACAAGCAGATAATTTTACTGTTAGAGGTACCTTAACAGCGCAAACTATTGTAGTACAAACAATAACGTCCAGTGTCGATTTCGTAACAGGCTCAACACGTTTCGGTACCTTACAAAATAATACACACCAATTTACAGGTAGTGTAAGTATAACTGGTAGTTTAAATGTAGTTGGAGGAATAACAGGGTCATTACAAGGTACTGCTAGCTGGGCTAATAATGCTATTAGTTCTTCGTATTCATTGTCTGCTTCTCAGGCACAAAATGCTGTTAGTTCTTCATACCCATTTAAAGTAACTGGCAGTACTTTATATTCGTATAATACTTCTCAAGTACCCGCCTCTATATTTCAGGGAGCAATTTTCATAGGCACACGTGCAGGATATCAAGCATATAATTCTTTTGATTCTTATTTTATAGGACAATATGCCGGTAATCAAGCTTCAAGTTCTGCTAATTCAAACTTTATAGGCTATTTTGCGGGTAACGCAGCTACAAACGCCGCTAACTCTAATTTTATAGGTAGCAGTGCTGGGGAAAACGCTACAAATTCTGCGCAATCTAATTTTATAGGGCTTGGTTCTGGATATCAAACTCCTAGTGCAGAAAACTCTAACTTTATAGGGTACTATGCAGGCTCCTCAGCAAATTCAGCATCTTATTCTAATTTTATAGGCTACACCGCTGGAGGAAGCGCAAAAAATGTAAAATACTCAAACTTTTTTGGGACGTTTGCTGGAAATAACGCAGCTAGCTCTTCCTACTCTACTCTTATAGGATATCAAGTAGGGCATAATGTAGAATTAGGTGCTTCTGGGATTTATTCTAATAATATCATTATTGGTACTAACATCACTTTAGAAAATGGAAGACAAGACAGTTTAAATTTAGGTGGATTAATATTTGGTACAGGCTCTTATTCAACAACCACAGGAAATCCATTCTCAGGCTCAGCGATGGGTCGTATTGGTATTAACCAACCACTTCCAATATTCAGCCTTGATGTATCTGGGTCTGGTAGGTATACTAATGGACTAGAAGTAACGGGTTCTTTAGTAGTTTCTGCTATTACAGGATCGCTTCAAGGTACATCATCATGGGCTAATAATTCTATAAGTTCCTCTTACAGTCTAAGCTCAAGCTACGCCTTAAGTTCATCTTATGCATTGCAATCGACAACTTCTTCTTATTCATTAGATTCTGATAAATTAGACGGTAAGGATAGTACTACCTTTGCTACTACAGGCTCAAATACATTTAGAGGAAACCAAATAGTGACCGGAAGTTTATTTACTTCTGGCTCAAATACGCTAATAGGTTCTACTACGTTAACAGGTAGTTTAAATGTAAGCGGATCTACTACCCAAACAGGTAATAATACATTATTAGGAAATACTACATTATCAGGAAGTATTATAATTTCTGGTTCTTCCGGGCCTGGGACTGCTACAGCATCTGTGCAAATATATGGAGACATTAGACAAGCAGGATACCATAGATTTGATCCTGTAACTACAAATATAGATACTTCAATATCAGCATCTTATATCTATGTAAGTGGATCTACAAACGACTTGTATTTTTCTCAAAACGGAAATGGGTATAGTAACGTAACTCGTTTACGTTGGTTAGAAGGTAATTTGTATACTGGTTTGTTAAATGGTGGTTTAATTACTACTCAATCATCTACTGTATATCAAATTAGTAGCGGTAGTGGTATTATTGTAAACTTAAATGCGTCACTAAGCGATAATCCTTACCCAGTTATACAATACCTTAATTGGCCTAATTTATCAGCTAGCATTGCTCCTTTAACAGCATCCTACCAACAAGCTTTTGTTGGTATTGATTCAACTGGTAATATTTACTCTCAAGGAACCCCCTTTAGTAATGGTCAGTTTGATACTATAATAAACATTGGTAATGTATTATTTCAAAACCAATCTACAATTAACGGTGTTAAAACACAGCCGTCAGTAGCATACGGTTTTGAACAAGCACAGAATGTATTTAATAGAGCATTTGGTCCATTAAAACTGTCAGGATATACTTTAGCTCCTAGCGGATCTAGTACACGTGGTTTAGTAGTAGGAAGTGGTACGGCATATGCTCCTGGTTCTAACTATGCAATAGACCCAAATGAACCATACTATACAGTTGACTCAGGTACTAGTATATCAAAAATATTTAGATATTACCAATCAGGATCTAGTTGGGTCTATTTAACAAATGCTGGTGCTGGATTTACAGAAATTGATCCGACTCAATATTCTAATAATGGTACTTTATCAAGTGTAGCTAATAATAGCTGGTCTATTCAAAGAGTGTTTTGGTTTCCTAACTCCGTTACAAAAGCTATAGTAGTTTATTATGGTAATACCGTGTTTGCATCTGAAACAGAGGCTATTGCTAATATAAACATAGAGTCATTTGTTGAAGCGCCTAATACAGCAGCAAATGCTGTATATTTAGGTAGTATTGTAATTAAAGGAGATGGTCTATTCACAACAGCCACTGACTTTACAATAGTACCTGGAGGATTATTTAGACAAGTAGGGGGATCTGGCGGAGGAGGGTCAATAGTTACACAAACACTATCAGGATTATCTGATGTATTAATATCAGGCCCTACAAGCGGACAAGCGTTAGTATATGATACTAATGCTGCTAAATGGGAAAATAAATCATTTATAAGCGCTTCCATTTCAGGAAATGCTGTTACAGCTACGACAGCTCAGACTGCATCATACGTACTTAATGCTATAAGCTCTTCTTATGCACTATCTGCTTCTCAAGCTCAAAATGCGGTAAGTGCATCTGTAGCTACTACGTCTTCTTTAGCACTTAGAAACATACTTACGGCATCTGCCGCAGGATCTACTATAACTTTTACTAAAGGAGATAATACTACCTTTAATGTTACTCTTACTACAGCAACCGCTGAGACTGCTTCTTACATTAGTTCTGCTAATGTAGACGGTCCTTTAGGTAAGAATAGTATATTAAGCGCATCTTATGCTCTTAATGCTACAACCGCCTCTTATGTATTAAATGCTATAAGCTCTTCTTATGTATTAAATGCCGTTAGTTCATCTTATGCACTTTCTGCTTCTAGGGCTCAAGAAGCAACTAGTGCGTCCCAAGCACAAAACGCTGTGACTGCCAGCTATATTCTTAATGCCGTAAGCGCATCTTACTCATTAAGCTCTAGCTACTCTCTAAATGCGACTAGCGCTTCTTTTGCTACACAAGCGTCTACTGCTAGCTATGTACTAAACGCTATTAGTGCATCTTATGCACTGTCTAGTTCTCAATCTCAAAACTCGATTACAGCGTCTTATGTTCTTAATGCAGTAAGTTCTTCTTATTCTTTAAGCTCTAGCTATGCTCTAAATTCAACTAGTTCTTCTTTTGCTACACAAGCAAGTACGGCTAGTTATGTGTTGAATGCAGTTAGCTCTTCGTATGCTTTGTCCGCTTCTCAAGCTCAAAACTCAGTAACTGCTTCTTATATACTTAATGCTGTTAGCGCATCCTATGCATTATCAGCCTCTCAAGCACAAAATACAATATCTTCTTCATTTGCTACAAGAGCTATTACTGCATCTTATGCAGACAATCTTACAGTAGCTGGTACGCTTACAGCACAGACTATTGTAGTACAGACAATAACATCGTCAGTTGATTTTGTTACTGGATCGACTCGTTTTGGAACAGCACTAAGTAATACTCATCAGTTTACCGGTAGCGTGAGCATAACTGGATCACTGAGTGTAATAGGCGCTGGTATTACTGGGTCATTGTTTGGAACCTCTAGTTGGGCTAATAATGCCATTAGTTCTTCTTATGCTCTATCTGCTTCTCAAGCACAAAATGCTGTTACTTCTTCTAATATTTTAGGAGGAAGAGCTAATTATATTCCTTTATGGTCAGGAAGTTCTGCTCTTACTAGTAGTGTAATATATCAAACAAATAGTAATCTAGTAATAGAAGGAAGTGGAAGTTTGAACCCATCAACACCAACAGGGTTATCAGCATCATTTGATTATAGCGGTGGAAATTATTTTGCAGGGTTATATTCATTTAATTACAGAGTTTATTCGTATATAGAATCTCCAGTCGGAAGAATATACTCACCATCGTATGTAACATTAGGAGCAGATATAACAGATGATGGTAGTTATAGTTCATATAATGTTTTAGTTTCTTGGACAGCAGTGGCTGGTGCTAGTGGGTATAGACTATTATTATACAATGATTACTTTGGCTACAATTATGATTTTGGTGCCGATGTAACTACTAACTCATACACAGATGATGGATCGGCAAATTCGATATCTGCACCAGATACATCATTAACGGCTACATTAAATAGCGTTAATATAAACGGTACGGTAAATATAACAGGATCAATTAACCTTAATAATGGTAACCTCTTTACAATAACAAATGAAAAAAATATTGTTATTGGTGGGAATGGTAATAATTATGGAATAAGTAATAACGTCTTTATTGGAAGTGATGCTGGATTGACAGCAACTGCTACAGAATACTCAAACTTTATAGGAGCTTTCGCTGGCGCTGGAGCAACTAATGCAAATCGATCGACCTTTATAGGAAATAGTGCTGGCTATAACGCAACTCAAGCAAACTACTCAATCTTTTTAGGTCCTTCGGCTGGCTACCAAGCAACTACCGCATATCAGTCAAACTTTATAGGATATCAAGCTGGTCAATCAGCAGCTAACGCATACTTCTCAAACTTTTTAGGTCCTTCGGCTGGCTATAACGCAACTAACGCAGATCAGTCAAACTTTTTAGGATGTCAAGCTGGTCAATCGGCAACTAATGCAAGTAGATCTAACTTTTTAGGACATTTAGCTGGCTTCGGAGCAACTAATGCAAATAGATCTATCTTTTTAGGATATCTAACTGGTTATCAAGCAACCAGCGCTTCATATTCTACTTTAATAGGCTATAATGTATCCTATACTCCGAATACAGCTTTATCAATTGGTTCTAATAATATTATTATTGGTACTAATATTACATTAGAAGCAGCAAGAAAAGATTCTATTAATATAGGAGGGATTATATTCGGAACTGGTTCTTACGCAACACCAACAGGAAATCCATTTTCAGGTTCGGCAAATGGCCGTATCGGTATCAACCAACCATTACCGCTATTTAGTCTAGACGTATCAGGATCAGGTAGATACACTAGTGGTCTTACAGTAACCGGATCTTTAATTGCTCCTTCAATTACGGGATCATTACAAGGTACAGCATCATGGGCAAATAATTCAGTAACTTCTAGTTACATTCTAAATGCAGTTAGCGCTTCATTTGCTACTTCTGCTTCTCAAGCGCAGAATGCTACTACAGCTTCATATGTTCTTAATGCAATATCTTCTTCATTTGCAACTACATCATCTTATGTACTAAATGCAGTATCTGCTTCATTCGCTACAAACGCTACAACAGCAGTAACAGCATCCTACTCAAATAACTTCGTAGTAGGAAGTACACTCACTTTAGACGCTACTCTAACCGATTACGCTACAGTAGCCTCATCAGTTGTAGGATCAAATAACCTATTCACACAAGCTACTAGCTCTTACACATCAGCGTTCTTCAAATATACTGTATCAAGCGGTAGTAGTACAAGAGCAGGAGAGGTAGTAGCAGCTTGGAATGGAGCTAGTGTTCAATTCTATGATAACTCAACACTAGACATAGGAACTACTACAGCAGTTACTTCTTCTGTATCTATTGTAACAGGAAACGTACAATTCAATATACAAACCAATTCATCCGGCTGGAGAATAAAATCACTAGCCACATTCATTTAATAAAACATAAATAAAATGACAGACATTAATTATTACTGGACAATCAACCCCTTAGAGTGCTACCCTACATCTTCAGCAGGGCCTGACTATGTATTTACAGCACATTGGCAGCTACATGCTCAAACTGGTTCTTATTCTGCTCAATCAATAGGAACTCAAGGATTTCAAGTATCTACTTCAGGTAGCTTTATTCCTTTCGAAGATCTGACTTTAGATATTGTGCAGGCTTGGGTAGAAGAAGCAATGGGAGAGGAAAGAGTAAACCAACTAAAAGCAAGTCTAGCTCAAACTATAGAAAATCAAATTAATCCTCCAGTAGTAACATTAACTTCTCCATGGTTAAATACTTCTGGGTCATTATAAAATAAGAGTGTATGTATAAAATAGAAATGGAATACTTACCAGGAAATTCTCAGATATGGGTCCTCAAATTAAATTTTGAAGATCCAATATATGAGTATGACAACGAAGCCGAAGCACAAGCTAAAGCGAAACAATTAGAATCGTCTGATCCAACTGGTCGTAAGTACAGAGTTGTGTTTTTTTAATATTTATATTAAACCCCCTCCTAGGGATAGTGAACTAGGAACCAAGTATAATGGCCAATGAATTCATCTCCAGAAATGGGATAATAGCGCTTAATAATTCAGTAATTAGTGGATCTTTAACTGTTACAGGCGGTATTATAGGATCCTTTCAAGGAACAGCATCATTTGCTACTACAGCGTCTAACGTACTAGGAGGGGCTTCAAATTATATTCCACTATGGAACGGAGCTACTACGTTAAGTAGTAGCGTATTATATCAGAGTAGTGGAAATATTGGTATAGGCACTACTTCTCCTTTATCTAAACTTCATATTAGCGGACCATCTAATGATGTTGGAGTAAGAATGCTCAACACCACCGCTGCTAAAGCATTTGTAACTTATGTAGATGTTTCAGGCAACTACATTATATATGATGCAAATGTTGATAATAATAGACTCACTATTACTTCAGCAGGTACAGCATCTTTTAGTGGTAATGTAGGTATAGGTACTACTTCTCCTGCATCTACCTTAGATGTTAGAGGCGTAGTAGAAGCAGGTACAGGAACTATAAGAACTGTTCTTTCATATACAGGAACTGGAGGCGTTGTAGGTACCTTATCAAATCATCCTTTAATTTTATATGCAAACAATGATGAGAGGGCTAGAATTACTGCTGCTGGAAATTTAGGTATAGGTACTACTACTCCTGGGTATAAATTAGATGTGAATAGTCAAAGTACAGGGATAGCAGCAAGTTTTGGTGCTCAAATATCAAATACAAATTTTTCAGGAATATCTTTTGGATATGTAGAAGCAGCAAATACATCATATAGAAAATCTGCTCTTGTGTTCGAAAGATCAGAAACACACGGAGGAGGTTCTAACGCAAGTGGTAAAATACATTTCTTATTAAATAATAATGGCGCTTCATCTGCTACTGCATTAACAGATGCTGTAGTAACGATAGATTCTGTAGGAACTACAGTAGGTTCTGTACGCATTGGAATCGGTACTAGATTTCCAACTGCATCTTTACATATTAGCGGTAGTGTTTCTACTGATAATTTAATGAGAGTGCAGAGTTCTACTGGAGCTGAGTATTTTTTTATCAGCGGTAGTGGTAATGTAGGTATAGGAACTACAACACCGGTAGACAAACTAGAAGTAGAAGGCAATATTAGAATCAGAACAGGAAATAGTCTAACTCTTAGAAATGCTACCAACGATTCTACAGCAGCAATATATAATGCAGGAGGTAGTGCAGCTTCTAATATCTATTTAGCTGTAGGACCTAGTCCTACAATGACAATAGGATCTAATGTAGGCATAGGAACTACTTCTCCATCAACAAAACTACATGTAGTCGGCCAAACCTATATTACAGACGATTTATTAATAAGAGGAACGCATAATCCATATGCATTTGGTGGTAGGGGCGTTATAGCTCTTAATGGTACTGGAGGAAATATAATAAGTTTTGCATCCGCTACAACTACTCATGGATACATGTTTGTAACAAATACAAACTATGAGTTTGTTACTGTAGCAAACCAAAATTTTTTATTTTATAATGGAAGTACTGAAGCATTAAGAATTAATAATAGTGGTAATGTAGGTATAGGTACTTCATCTCCTTCAACTCGTCTTCATGTTTCTGCCTCTACAGGAGGCGTATTAGAGGTAGACGGAGCTGGTACAGCCGGAGCTAATGCATTATATGTTAGTGCTAGTGGTAATGTTGGTATCGGGACTTCTACTCCAACAGAAAAATTAACTATAAGAGGTAATGGAGCTAAGTTATTAATAGAATCTGAGACTAGTCCTACGAATTAACTATAAGAGGTAATGGAGCTAAGTTATTAATAGAATCTGAGACTAGTCCTACGGGATATTTTGCTTACTTACAAGCAAATTATGATGCAACAAATCCGTTTGTTCTTAATAGTCAAGGATTTGACATATTAGGCTCTAAAACAGGGATAGGATCTAATAGGGCTACGTATTTAAATAGTTATTACGATATATCTCTTAATACTTCCGGATTTACAGCATCTGCTGCTACTACTAGAATGTTTATATCTCAATCAGGCAATGTAGGTATAGGTACTACTTCTCCATCACAAAAATTAGAAATAAATTCAACTGGGACTGATAATTTTATAAAATACACTACAACGTCTACCGGAACAACGGGTACAGATGGATTATTAGTTGGTATAGCAAATTCAAACGAAACTTATATATTAAACTACGAAAGTAGCCCAATAAAAATATTTACAGCAGGTAATGAACGTATGCGTATTACAGCTGCTGGGGATGTAGGTATAGGTACTACTTCTCCATTTTCTAAATTTACCGTACTTGGAGGTGCTTCTGCTTCTCAAATTAGTATAATAAATAGCGATGGAGGACATTTAATACTTCGTTCAGGTATTCCGGGGATAAGTAATAATGGAGCATCTTTTGTAACAGCTGATGTAGATGGAAGTAATCAGAATACTAGAATGGTTATTTCTTCTGCGGGAAATGTGGGGATTGGAACTGCGTCTCCTGCTTACAGACTAGATGTAAGCGGCTCAATAGGATTAGCTGGTAGTTTGTTTGCTCAAACAACATCTAACTACAATGTACTATATAGTAAAACCGGAGGAGCGGCAATATACCTTGGTGGATCAGGAGATCCGGCTAATTACTACGATAATACAACACATAATTTTAGAAATATAGGAGGCGGAACTAATTATGCTACTCTAAATTCAACAGGTTTAGGTATAGGCACTACTTCTCCATCAACTGCTTTACATATAGCTAGAGCAGCGGCTAGTGCTCCTGCTATACGATTACAAACCACAAATTCTACAGCAAATGGATCAATACAATGGGCAAATAGTACCAATAGTATAATAGCTGTAATAGGATCAAATTATAATGTATCTGATGGAGAGGGAGGATTAGAGTTTGCTACCGGCGGTACTACTACTAGAATGTTTATTAGTTCTAGCGGTAATGTAGGCATTGGTACTACATCTCCTGCTGCTAAGTTAGATATTGCATATTCAACGAATCCCACAACAGCAACTCCTCATATTATATTAACTACTGGAGGTACAGCAAAACAAGCAGCAATTACTGCTGAATCTTTTGCTGTTAGTGGGTTAGTTTTTTCTACGGGGGATGGCACATTAGTTGATCGAATGACAATTTTGAGAAGTAATGGTAATGTCGGTATAGGTACTACGTCTCCTGCTGCTAAACTACAAGTACAAGGAAATACAATAATAAGCGGCTCTCTAAACGTTACAGGTAGTGTAACTGCTCCTTCTTTTGTAGGTACTGCCTCGTTTGCAGTATCTGCTTCTTGGGCTCCTAATACGGGAGGTGGAGGTGTTACTATAAATAATAACACTGACAACTACTTAATTACAGCAACAGGAACAGCAAATACACTAAATGGAGAAGCAAATTTACAATTTAATGGATCTACTCTTACAGTAACGGGGAATGCTGTGGCAAACGCATTTACAGGATCTTTACAAGGAACAGCCTCATTTGCAGTGTCCGCTTCTTGGGCTCCGTCTGCTGGAGGTAGCGCTCCTACAGCAGTCACTTTTAATAGGGTAACCGCTTCTTACACCTTTGCGTTAACAGACGCAGGGAAGACTGTAGAAGTTAGTGCTAGTGCAGCCGGTACTTATAACTTAACAGTACCTCCTGCATCCACTACAAACTTTGCCGATGGTACATTTATAGACGTTGTATTGTATGGAACAGGATCCATACAGTTTGTAACAGGTTCAGGCGTAACATTTAGAAGCGCTAACAACTGGACTAAGCTAGGAACAAGATACGGAGCCGCTACTATAATAAACATTGCTGGGGACGAATGGTATCTAATTGGTAACCTAAACGCATAAAGTTATGAGTATATTTGGAACTAGAGATAGTGGAACTAAAATAGTTACAAATGGATTAAGAGTGTGGTATGATATTTCACAATTAAGATCATATCCAACAACAGGCACTATAATTACAGATATTAGCGGTAACTTAGATAGTGGTTCGCTTGCAAACGGTCCTCTTTATACAGCCAGCAATGGAGGGGGCATTGTTTTAGATAGAACAGATGATTATATAATAGGTGCATCATCTACCAATACCGTGTTTTCACCATCTACCGGCTATACTATGGGGTCTTGGGTATATCCGCAATTTACTGCTGGCGACTTTGGTGATCAATTTGGTGCAAATATAGCTGGTAGAGCAAACCCAGCTACGAATAGTGATTTAAGTTACACTTTATTATTAGGATACGGAAGTTTCGGTATGGGAGCTGTTCAAGGAATTGTTTATGCCTACAACCAGTTGAATAATTTTGGTTTTCTAGGTACTTCAAACCGCTGGACCAACAACGCCTGGAACTTTATTATGGCCGGACACTCGGGAAGTACTGTAAAGATATGGGCCAATGGTTCTCATATTGGTACGATTACAGGCATGGGCACCGGTAATTTAAATTATACTGCTCATAGATACCTAATCGGGTATCAAGGTAGTAATACTTTTTATAGATTTCGTGGAACAGTTGGAGCTAGTTATGCTTATAACAGGTTATTAACAGATGCCGAAATTTTACAAAACTATAATGCTACACGATTAAGATTCGGATTATAAAAAATATTTAAGATGTTTGAAAATAGAAAATACGTAATAATTAATGCAGAAGAAATAGATAAAGTAAATTTTTTAGAAGTTGAACAAACTTCAAAAGAAACGTGTCTTTTTTCTTTAGATAAAACAAAAGTTTTACTAAAATGGGAGTCCGAAGAAACTCCTGAAAGTATTCAAAAATTAAATTTAGTGGAGGGACCTTATACCTACGCAGAAATACACAATATTTTAAAAAATAGTTTTTGGAGCGAACCAATTGAAAATTTAGTATAAAATAATTTCTAATTTTGTTTTTTTCTATATTTTTTATATATTTATATATATAAAAACATAAAATATGGTATACGTTGTTGTATTAGCAGGGGCCTTAGTCGCAGCAGTAGTGCTGTATAATATTTTTGTCCCCAAAGAAGATTCCGTCCTAGAGCCAAAAGAGGACATTTCAGGCGGATTTGTGCCTACACAGCCTGATCCTCAACCTTCAAAAGATGATGTCGCAGAAGTACAGTCTTATAATTTTGAGACTACTGCTGACTTGGCTGCTGAAACCGCAGTTTTTACTCCGGAGCCTACTCCTGTTACAGTAGAAAAAGTAAAAGTAGTTAAGAAAAAAGCAACTCCTAAAAAAACAAAAGGTGCATAAATTAGTAGAAATTGCATCTGCTTGGATAGCTGCTGCAAATCCTACCGAAGAACAGAAACAAAAAGCAGAGGCAAGAATAGCAATTTGTAATACTTGCGAATTTAGTAGACATGCAGTATTAACAGACATTCATTATTGTGGAGAATGTGGATGTCCTTTAAAGAAAAAGATATTCTCTCCGCTACCTCCTGAGGAGGCATGCCCTAAAAAGTATTGGAAAGTATAAATAATAAGTTATTATGGAAAAGAAATTAACAGAAGAGCAACTTACAGAACTTAAAGAACTTAATGCCAATTACACTAAACTCCTGTCTAGTCTGGGAGAGGTAGAGTTGATTCTTTCTGATCTTGAAAGTCAAGTAGAAAGAGTTAAGGCCGAGAAGCAAGGATTGTTTAGCGACTACAAAACCATCCGGGAAAATAGCGATGCGTTGTATGCTAAGCTATCAGAAGAGTATGGTTCCGGTAAAATTGATCTAGAAACGGGTATTATTCATTCTGCGTAAGTCTTTTCTGTGTTGTTTTGATAAAAAGTTTTGATATTTATTGTTGTATCAAGATTTATTATTTTCAAACAACATAAAAAATGACAGAACAAATCTTATCCGCTGGCGTATATCCCAGTGAAAATGATCAGTCGTTCTACAGTCAGGGCAGTGCGGCTACTGGATTAGCCGTTGTCGGTCCTGCTGAGAAAGGTGCTGCATTCATTCCAACTGACGTAACCAGCTATTCACAATTTACCGCTCTCTTTGGATCCGATTCCAAAGCTAGCTATACTGCTCAAACAGTATACAACTATCTCCAGGCAGGAAATAGTGTTAAAGTTACTAGGGTATTAGGTAATGGAGGATGGCAGTACAACTCTACAAGACAGTTGGCTGCTATCCTCTCTCCTTCATCTGTCGGTACTGCCGGTACAGCGGCCTCTGCTTCTTATTCTACCGCATCCTTTGTAACTAATGCTAATTATATTGCTCTAACGTTATCCGGATATTCCGGAAGAAGAGTATCTTTTTATGGGGGTATAGGATATAGCCAATACATTCCATTTGAAAGTGACATTGTTAAGTATTTTGATACGAGTGCATCTTCTGCTGCTAACGTACAAGGATTTCTTGCTGCGGTAGCAAGGTCAACTGCGTATTCTTTGGTGACGGGGTCTTACCCAGGATCTGGATCTACGTTTAGCCTAACTGCTACTACTGTAGGAGTTGAGGGCAATTCCTTTAAATTTGGACCTTCTTTTGACGTTTATGCCTTTCCTGATAGCGTAGGTACTGTAACTTTTGGTGGAGGATCTGCTGCAATAGCTTCTGGGTCGGCAACTATAGCTGCTGTACTCTATCCTACGCAGAATGATAACGTTAATGTAGCTCTTAATGGAATTAAAGCTACCGGCTCTTTTCAGACATTTAATGTTCCTCTCCCTGGTATCTACAGCAAGGCTGGGTTCACGGCTTCCTTGAATCCCACTTCTGATCTTTATATCACTAAAGTACTAGGTACTAGTCCTTCTAGCGAAAAAGGCTCTGTATTCCCTTATATGATTTTTGGAAACAGTCTTACTGCTAGTGTTAGTTTTAGCACATCTATTACTTCTTCTGTAGTATTTACCACAGCTAACTGTACTTTTACGAGTTCTAATTCTAGCGGATACGATCACGCTAGTACTCCATGGGTACTTTCTGATAGCGGTGTAAGAATTATTAAATTCCACCATCGTTCTGATGGATTTAAATCTAACAGAGACATTAAAGTAGCTATAGCTAATATTAAAAAAGGGTCCGACTCTTCTACTTACTCTACTTTTGATGTACAAGTTAGAGCTTGGAATGATCTTGATAGAGCCCCCTCTATTATTGAGCAATATAGTGGAGTTACTCTTAATCCTAACGCTACTAACTATATCGCTAAAGTTATTGGTGATGTATATCTGAGCTATGACGAAACTCAATTAAAGGTAATTCAGAATGGGGATTTCCCGAATGTATCTAATTATATCAGAGTTGAAGTAGCTGAGGCTATCTCTACCGGCACTAGCCAGCCTCAAATAATACCTAATGGGTACGAAGCTGTTTATGAAACTATCGCCGGATTCAGCACTTATAGGCTTCCTGCTGCTATAGCATTAAACAGTAATAGTTCTTCCCTTACCTACTCTGGATTTGATTATTCCAATGTAGATAACCTGAACTATCTTAACCCTGTTCCTTCTGAAGCGGTAACTGGTAGCAATACTTCGTTTAGTAAGCCTGCTAATGATAATAAGTTTGTACTTCCTTTCCAAGGTGGTAATGATGGTATGAACTATGTTAACATTAAGAAGATTGGTGCTGATATTGCTACTGATGGTACTAACGTATTTGGGTTTGATCTGTCTAGTGCTGCTGCTGCCGGGTATGCATCTTATAAAAAAGCTCTGGATATTCTTAGTAATAGTGAAGAATACAAGTTTGATCTTCTGGTTCTTCCTGGTGCTATAGAACAATATCATGGCGCTGTAACAGCTTATGCTCAAAGCACTGCTGAAGAAAGAACTGACTGTGTATATCTCCGTGATCTTACCGGTGTTAATACTCCGATTGCTGCTGCAATTAATGTAGCTGCCGGTCTCGATAGTAGCTATAGTGCAGTATACTATCCATGGGTTAAAGTAAAAGATCTAGGAAGCTCTAAAGATGTAATGGTGCCTCCTTCCGTAGTAGTTCCTGAAGCTTATGCTTACAGTGATAGCGTATCTGCTGAATGGTTTGCTCCTGCTGGTCTTAACAGAGGTATCCTTGGTGTAGTTGATACTAGAGTGAAGCTGTCTAAGCCAGATAGGGACGCTCTTTATCAAGCTCGGATTAACCCAATCGCTAAGTTCCCGAACACTGGCGTAGTTATCTGGGGTCAAAAGACTCTGCAAGTTCGTGATACGGCTCTTAACCGCATCAATGTTCGCAGATTGTTGATCGCTCTTCGTAACTACATTAGTGATGTTGCTAAGTTCTTCGTATTCGAAAACAATACGGTAGAAACTAGGAACAAGCTTGTGAACCAAATAGTACCTTACATGGAGACTGTACAAGCCCGTCAAGGTTTGTATGCCTTCAGAGTACAGATAGATGAGGCTCTAAACACTAACGATGTAATAGATCGTAACCAGTTGATAGGTAAGATTTACGTATCTCCGGCAAAATCGATTGAATTTATCCTGTTGGAATTTAATATCACATCTACCGGGGCTATTTTCCAATAATTTAATATTTATTAATAGATAAAAAGAATATAAGATGCCCATACTTTCAACAGACCAAATGCTAGGTACAACGTTTGAACCGATACTTCAGCATAGGTTTATAATGTCAATAGACGGAATTCCTTCTTACCTCATCAAAAAGATCAGTGGTATCGGATTTGATGACGGTGAAGTAATTATCGATCACATAAACTCCTACGTTAAATTTAGGCAGAAGCGTAGGTGGAATGATATAACTCTCAGCCTGTATAATCCGGTTAGTCCTAGCGGTGCTCAAACTGTAATGGAGTGGGCTCGTCTAAGCTACGAAACCGTAACTGGTAGAGCTGGATATGGTGACTTTTACTGGAAAGACATTACTTTCAATGCCATTGATCCTGTAGGTAACACAGTTAATGAGTGGGTAATTAAAAAATCCTTCATTAAGAATGTATCTAACTTCGGCGATTGGGATTGGTCTGCTAGTGAATACACTACTATCGAAATGACCTTAGGAAATTCTGGAATGATCCTGAATTACTAATAAGTTCCTACTCTGTCAAACAAAGTCCCTGCTCTCAAGGCAGGGATTTTTTTTATTCATATTTATATAAAAATGAGTACATATAACCTAAACTTTGATGATAAGTCTATGATTTTCATAGATCATGTAAAAAAAGAGTGTAAAAAGTATAATGTTATATGTAGTCTTAGAAATACTAAAAATGTAAGAATAGGAGATGGAATGTCAGCTTCCGGGTATTTTGATGAGACTACTCCTATATTAGTATGTTCTATGAATAGAGTAGACGCAATAGAAATACTAGTCCATGAGTATTGTCATTTAACTCAATGGGTAGATCAAATTCCTATATGGAAAGAATGCGAAAAAAGTATTCCTCGATTTTTTGGATGGCTACAGGGAGATAGAATAAAGAATGTTAAGAAACATATGGAGAATTGTAGGCAGATAGAATTAGATAATGAGAAAAGATCTGTAGAAATTATTAAAAAATTTGACCTTAACATAGATACTAAGGCCTATATTAAGAAAGCAAATGCGTATGTTTACTTTTACACTTACATGCTCACTACCAGAAGATGGGCTAAAAAGAAGAATAGTCCCTATAGTAATATACAGTTAATAAATTCTATGCCGGATTACTTTCTAGAAGATTATAGTATTATTCCTAAAAATATAGAAAGAGTGTTTATTGAACAAAAAATCTAATATTTATATCATATAATAAGTAAACCAATGGCTAAACGTTTTATACAAGAATTATCCGCTCAAACTAAATATGATGCGGCAATTAAAGCAGCAAGTAAAGGATTTGATAGTAGTAATGATAATGACATGGAAAGAAAAAAAGCCATGCAACAGGGAGATGCGTTATTAAAACATGTGGATCCTGAAACAGTAAAAAAAGTAGAGGCTTTTGCAAAACAATTAGATCTTGATTATACAATTAAAAAAGACCCTAGTGGCTCTAAATATGAGTCAACAATAGCAATTGTATTAGGCAAAAACTTAAAAAGCCCAAATTTAGCACAATCAGCCCCAATTAAAGTATATATTACTAAAGATAAAAGTAAGGTAGATGGTGTATTGCCTGACCAAGCAACAGAGAGAAAGTTAGGTGCGTTAATTAAATATATACAACAAAAAGAATTAGCAGTAAATTTAAAAGATGTAGGTCAAGTACAAGAAGCAAAACGTAAATTAACCTCTCTGATAGACAAATTAATTAAAGAAGAGCTCAGTGCTCATAATAAAATAAAAGAAGCGTTAGGACCTGCTAAAAAAATATCTGATGCAGAGGCTGTAACGATATTAAACAATAAAAAGTACGATATAGAAACTACAATAGATTATGACTATGCGTACAGAGATCGTGCAACAGACATACTGGCGGAATTAGAGGGCAAGCTAAAAGCAGATTCTTTTGATAATATTGAGGGAGAGAACACAATAAGACTGTCTGTATATACACCAGGTAAAGAAGCTCCTTTTTTTCTAATTAGAGATGTAAAAAATCGTTCTTGGAGTATGAAAGAGTTTGAAGAAAATGAAGTAAACGAGAGACAAGAAGAACTTGGAGAAGGAGAGAGGTACGCAGGAAGAGATGCTGAAGTCGATGCAAGGAAGGATCAGGATTTTAATAGACTTTCTCCGGAGACCCAAAAAAATGTTTTAGACAAACTAAGAAAAGGAGGATCTGTTACTTTAGAAAACGAAGATCAGCCCGCTCCTTCCGCAGCGGATATTGCCGGTAAAATGTCTGAGATTTTAGACAAGTTAAATAATATGTCTGAAATGAAGCAGGACCCGAAGTATAAAAAGCATGCTGAGAAGGCTGCCAAGTATATGGAAGCTGCTAAATCTGCTTTAGAAGGTCTGACTAATTATGAGACCATGCTAGAAGAGAAAGACAAAGAAAACAAAGAAAAAGGTGCTGGTAAAGTATTAAAAACTATAGAAAAAGCCCTAAGTAAAATTATAAAAGATAAGAATACGGTAGCTAAAATAATGCATAAAATGCCTGTTTCTAAGGTAATAGAGCTACAATCTACTGCAAATAAAGAGCTTGATGAAGAAAAAGTAGCAAAGGCAATGCTAAATGTAGCCCTTAAAGAAGGGTATATAAACAGTAACAAGTAATTCTAACTAACGAAATTAAAGCCTCGCTCTAAAAAAGCGAGGTTTTTTATTTTAAAAACCTACTATCTATATATTTATATATACAAAACATTGTTTATGGCAGAAACTCAACCGTTTAAAGTTCCAACTCAACCGCTAGATTTACCTTCTCAAGGCTTATTATATCCTGAAGGACACCCTCTTGCATCTGGTATTGTTGAACTCAATATGCCTACGGCATACCATGAGGATATTCTAACTAACCAGAACTATATTAATAAAGGAATGGTTATTGATAAGTTTTTACAAGCTATTATAGCTACTAAAGTAGACTATGATGATCTATTTCTAGGAGATAAGAACGCTATTCTAGTAGCCTCTAGGATCCTTGCATACGGTCCTAGCTACTCTTTTAAGTATACAGACATGAGTAGCCGGGAGCAAGAGCAAGTTACTGTGGATTTATCTGATCTGAAGAATAAAGAAGTAGACTGGTCTCTATTTAAAGATCATAAGAATGAGTTCTACTTTGAATTGCCTTTATCTAAGCGCCTTATTGGATTCAAGCTGCTCACTCATAAAGATGAGACTTTGATTGATGGGGAGATTAAAGGCTTGAAGAAGATCCATAAAGACATGTCCGGAGACATTACAGTTAGGCTGGCTCATCAAATAATCTCCATAGACGGAAATACCGATAAAAAAACTATCCGAGATTTCGTCAAGGTTATGCCTATGAGAGATTCTCAAGAGCTTAGAAAGTACATGATATCTATTAGTCCGGATATTGATATGAAATTTAGCTTTACTAAGTCCAATGGAGAGGTAGTGGAGGGCCTCACTATCCCAATGACTGTTGACTTTTTTTGGCCTAACCTCGGAGTATAGAAATATGATGTTTGATGAGGTTCTATGGTTATCCATGAACTCAGAAGGAGGTATAAGCTATACTGATGCATATCATATGCCGGTAGCATATAGAAACCTTAACATCAAAAAGATATCCGAAATAAACAAAAAGAGAAACGAAGAGATAGAGAAAGCAAAAGGGAACGGTACTTCTATGGATATGGATAGCTTAGCTAGACCTAAAATAGATATACCAGACTTCATAACACAAAGAGCCGCTAAAAAATAGCGGCTTTTTAATATTTATATCTAAAGAGAAACGTAAATGGCATTATCAACAGCTTCAGGAAGTATAGATAATATAGTGCTAGAGCAGCAGTTAAATCTTTATAATGACATATTAAAAATAACGGAGACCATTAGAGACGAGTCTTCTTCTATTAGATATACTTATGCTAGCCAAACAGATGCTCTTAAACAACAAGTTAAGAGTATGACATTATACGCTGGGGAAGTAAGGAGAGTGTTACAAATAGGAACAAGCACTAAACATTTGCAAGAAGATATTGTCGCTATCAATGATAGACTTGGGATAGAGTACGTAAAACAAGAAGCACTAGATAAAAAGATAAATAATCAAAAGAGCATAGCTATTGATTTAGTCTTAATGCATAATGACGCAGTAGCAGCGGTAGCGTCTTCGACAGCAGCATCAGCAGCAGAAGCAGCCGCTTATTTAAAGGCAGTAGAAGAAGCAATAGCAGCAAATGAATCTAATTTAGTCATTTTAAATAGAATATCAAATAAGCTAGTCGAAGCAAACGATCAAGCAGTTAAGTTTATAAACAAATCAAAAGTTTTACAAGAGGTACTTAGTAAAATAAGTAGTATACCATTAATAGGAAAGTTTTTAGAAGCTCAAAAAATAATGGATGCGTTTTCCGTTTCTAAAAAAGATGGACTTAAAGAAGTTGGAAAGCAACTTAAAGGAATGTTTAATAGTCCTCTTGTACTGGCATCTCTAGCAGCAACAGCTTGGGGATTTATTATAAATAAAGTAAAACAATTTGTTTCTTTAGTTAAAGAAATGGATGCAAATATTACTGCTGTAGCTAATAGTATGGGAGTAGCTAAGGAAGGAGCCGATCTATTAGTAAAGTCTGTTTATAATACAAATGAGCCTGTTAAAAATTTAGATGGCCTGCTAAATGGTATATTCATAACTACCGGTAATATATCAAAAGCTATTTTATCTCTACAAGATAGTTTTGGAGTAGCTGCCATTTTTAGTAAAGAGATGGTACAAAGCCAGATTCTTCTTACTGAACAAATGGGATTTAGTAATGAAGAAGCAGCCGGGATTCAAAAATATTTTTACACTTCTGGAGTAACTGCTAAGGGAGTGCTAGATACCGTTACAAAAACCAACAAATCTTTTTTAAGCAATAGAAAGCTAATATCAGAAATAGCAAAAGTAAACAGTGAGATTGCTACTTCTTATAAAAACCAAGTAGGGCTAATAGCTAATGCAGCAGTACAAGCAGCTAAGTTAGGTATGACTCTTGATGACACTAGAAAAATATCTGATAGCTTATTAAACTTTGAAACCTCTATTGAGAACGAATTAAAAGCAGAACTTTTATTAGGTAAACAACTTAATTTTGAAAAAGCAAGGTCTCTTGCATTAGATGGTAAATCTGCTGAAGCAGCTGCTTTGTTAGTAGAGCAAACGGGGGGATTAAACAAACTAAATCAATTAAATGTAATCCAAAGAAAGGCCTTAGCAGAATCTATAGGATTATCTGCGGAAGAGCTTACTAAATTTGCTCAACAAGAACAAATTATTAGAGACGCTGGCCTTGGTACTTTAGAAAATGCAAGAGCCTTATACGAACAGTATAAAGCTTCCGGTAGAGAAAAAGAAGCTCAGGCTTTATTAGATTCTGTAGCCAAACAACAGAATGGAGAAATGCTAGCTCAAGATATAGCTAAAGTAGATATTAATAAAAGATTTGAACAATCTATGTTAAAGATAAAAGATATATTTGCTACTATGCTTTCTGGTCCTATTATGGGAATACTAGAAGCAATTGCCGGTATGCGGGAGCATGCTACTCTAATGAAAGTAGTATTAGTAGGAGTAGCGGCTGTTTCAGTAGCCATAGCTAGTGCTTTGACAGCTGCTGCTATAGCAGCAACAATAGCATCAGGAGGTTCAAATCTACTTGCTGTGTCTGCTATAACTGGAGGAGTAGTAGCAGCAGGGCTAGGGTCTTATCTTGCTTTTGGAGGATCTGGCGCATCAGAACCTACTGAAATAAAAGATGGTGTTATATCTCCTAAAGGGAAATTAATGATTAGTACTCCCGAAGGACAAATGTTCCAGCCTGGTAATAAGGATTATTTGTATGCTACTACTACCCCTCCAAATGAAATGCTTTCTAAAACTACTCCTATTTCAAACCAAACAATATATAATAATATTATTACTAATACTGACAATACTAATAACAATAATAACAACACCTCTAACAACAATCAAGAAACTAATGCTCTTCTTAAAGAGATGGTAGCTTTAATGAGAGCCGGAGGCGTAGTTAATATGGATGGTATAAAAGTAGGAGAAGTTATTGGAAGAAGTAATATTTCATTTGGATAACATATTTATATTAAACAAATACAATGGCATTAAAAGATCTTAAATCTAAACTACAGAACTCAGGCCCCGGAAAAAGACCTGGAGATTTTGAGTTCAAATCAGATTCTACTTTACATAATGTGTCTTCTACTTTTGGTAGGCCCGGATTTAGCACTTATAAGAGCCTTTACTTGAGAGGACAGAGGCCTGTAAACCCCTCTTTCCTTTTCCCTGAGAAGCCTAAAAAGTATCTTGACAATCTTCCTGGATAATGCCGTCATTAAAAGACTTAGCCAATACAGTAGCTAGTTTTAGATACTATAGTGGGGTAGGAAATTTTACGGCTAGAGATCTTCCCTACGGAGAAGAAAAGCCTTTATTTACTACTGCTGTAGGATTCAGATGGAGCCCTTCCAACTTTGATGGAGGAGTGGTTCCTTTTGGCGCTGTATCTAGACTATCAAGAGCAAATGCGGATCTGTTTAGAATAGGTAAATGGCTAAGTACAGACCCTAAAGGTCCTTTATTTGTAGTAAAGCAATCTATACTACAGAGATCCAATCCTAATATTGAATTTCCAAAAGAAGTTAGTATAGGAAATGACAATTTAGGAGTCTCTAAAAGCTTTGGCCCTACTAGGGTATATAGCCCTCTTCCTTTATTAGCACAGCTAGTAGGCTCTGTAGTAGGCACTAAATTTATGAGGCATGGATTTCTGCCTGAATTTTCAGATACTACAGCCTATGAGAAGTATGTGTATGGAAAAGATAAGTCTAGTGGAGGAAATGAGAATCGTCTTTATGTACTTTACACTAAACTATCTAACATAGATAGCGATGAATCTAAAGGAGGGTATGTACTTTCATATAGAGGAGGCCCAGGCTCATTCCTTGGCATAGGCAAAACCGTTATTCCTAGATACGGAAATACCTTATTGACTCAACCTGCTAATGAAAAGATAGGAGATTATTTAGATTTGTGGAGCGATGATTACTTATATTTAGATAATAAGTCTGATTTTCTTCCCTTATTAGCTAAATTACTTTCAAATCAGAATAGCACTCAGTCTTTATTAAAGGCAGTAGTACAATACAAATACCCACTAAGGAACGGATATGGGAGAGGGGTAGAGCAAATAAACAGGTACGGATCTATACTGATAGGCTCTACTGCTGGACTTAAAGGGTTTAAGCCTATTCCTATACAAAACACTATTACTGCTGTTTACCGATATGGGTATGACTCTAGTGACGATGTAAAAACTTCATTTTTAATTGACACTTCTAAAGAAAGTTCGGACAGTAACTCTTTTGTATTAGGACAGAATATAGATTATAGGGCTTATAAAAATAAATTACCTGGGGGAGACCTTCTACCTACGGGGAGTTATGAGTCTCAAAATTTAGAATCTAGAATAGGAGTATCGAGAGCTAGAAAATCATTTGATAAAGTAAATGGGGTTGCTTCTGAAAAGATAAACAGAGGCACTCATGATAAAGTAAACTACTTATCTTTATATTCTAGTACTGGTCCTATTCCAACTAACACATCAGACGTAAACGGAAATTTAGTAACTTATAACCCTACTCCTAATGGAGTCGGTATAAGAGACTTAATTAAATTCAGAATAAAGATAATCAATAACGATAATGCTCCTAATGGAGTTTATATTGTTTTTAGATCTTACATTAGTAGTATAAAAAGGACCGTAACTCCTAAATGGAATCCGTATAATTATGTAGGAAGAGGAGAGTCTTTCTACGCATATGACGGATTTACTGAGACAATAAACATGTCTTTTACTATAGCGGCTTCAAGTAGGTTAGAGATGAAGCCATTATATCAAAAACTAAACTACCTAATTTCCTCTCTTGCTCCGGATTATAATAGTGATGGTAAGATGAGAGGAAATATAGCAGAGTTGACAATTGGTAATTTCCTATTATACCAACCCGGAGTTATTACTAGCTTAGATATGACTATAGACGAGGATTCTAATTGGGATATAGCTATAGACGAGCCTGAGGATGGTTTAGATATTGACATGTACGAGCTACCTCAGCTCATTAAATGTAACATGAGCTTTATTCCTATATACAATTTCTTGCCTAAAAAAGGATTCCAGTCTCCTTTCATAGGAATAGATAAATTTCCAGGAGTGAAAGACGGCCAAAGATGGTTACGATCTAACGAAGCTATAAATCAAACTCTCACTACTACTCCATGAGATATACTAACGTTCCCATAGAAAAAGACCCATCTACCGGTAAACGTTATTATAAGGCGTTAAAGTACCCTTTTATTCCTTA